TTGCTTCAGCCTCTTGCTGTGCCTTTAGTTGAGCTGCAAGTTGAGCCTCTTGGGCTTTACGTTGAGCCTGCATTTGTGCTTCCTGTTCAGCAGCTCTTTGTTGTGCTTGCTGCTGTTGCTGCTGGAAGCGGCGGTCAGCATCAGCTTGAGCAATACGAAACTGTTCAGCTTGCCTTGCTTGTGCTTCTGAGGCAGCACGGCGTTGATCAGCTAGTTGTTGCTCATAACGTCTTTGCTGATCACGCTGGGCTCGTTCTTGCCGTTCGCGTTCTCTGCGCTGTTCTTTTTCTCTTTTGCGGTCGTTACCGCCGCCACCACTACACATGATGTACTCCTTAAGTCTTGTCGAGTTTTGCTTTTAAAAGCCGAACGACAGAGAGCTGCCCAGCTTTGTAGGCAAGCTCTCGCGGATCTGTCAGATAATCTGGGTAGACATCTGGAAATAGTGAATCCAGTTCAGCCACAACGCCCTTAAGAGTCCCTGATGAGAGGGACCCAAGGCCGAGATCTTCGGTGATAATCATTACTTTGGTTTTGATTCAGCAAATAAACACTTATCCGAATCACACGCAGCAGGCCCTTGACCGTCTCCTAACTTGGTTCCAAAGGACTCCATAGCCAGAGAGAAGTCACTGGTAATTCGACGAGCCGCCACTTCAGATTGGAGTTCGTCAAACTGTGATTTGGTAACGGGTTCAAACGGCAGACGCGGGAAAGTTTCGTTTGCATCGAACCTTGCCAGCAGTGCTGCTGAGATGTAGCCCTCGTCTTTTTCAATTGATTTGTGGATCAACTGAGCAAGGGTTTCAATCTCATTCTCACGGAACTCCAGAGTTGCTGAAGTGTTGTGAGTTGTGTAATACGTTTGGACCTGCATATAGAACTTGTATTGAGCCTCAACACTGAACGCATTGATGTCAATGGCATCACATCCAGGAATGTTTGCCCAAGATGTTTCGGTAGGGATTTCCACCAGCCATTCTGTGCAACGAGGGTCGCGAGGATCATCGAGCAGTGCTCCTGTTTCGTCTCGGTCGGATTGGGAAGGAATGATTTTGTAGCCGTAGGCTTCACAAGCCAGGGCCACAGGATCGTTCTTGGCAAACGTGATGCGACGAATAAAGCGAGCAGCTTTGGGGGGATGCCAACCGGGTGATGCACCTGTCAGCAGTGATTTAGTACCAGCGGGTTGAACCGTGGTTGTTCTGTTGGGAACGCGTAGACCGTGCTTGACGCAATACGCCTCAACGGTTTCTTCGACGATCTCTTTCCAGAAACTAAGAAACTCTGCTTCCTGGGCGGCATAGATAATGCCGATTGGTGTGTCAGGTCTTCCATCTTTCCACCACTCCAGCCACTCACTGCCGAAAGCCATCACAAAGAAATCGAACAGGCCTGTAAAGCTGACACCAACAATGGGGTCTACTTGACGGCTGTAGCGATAACGCTCCACGACAAATTCGTGGTGCAGTAACGAGGCAGCAGCAATAGCAGCAGCTCGGAATGCACGAGTCTGTGATGAAGGATCGAGGGGATCCAGTGTGTTCAGATGTACTTCTGAAAGATTGCAGTGAAAGTCCCTACCAAGGATTTCACCACAGGGGTTCAAACCATATCGACCCATACGGTGATCGAGTTCGCGGCCATCGGCCTGGGGCAGCAGTGCCCACAGGTAGTTGCGACCGTGTTGGGGGTTTGATTCGTATTGAGTGAGGAACTGACGCCTTCGCTCTAGGGTGTTTAACACGTCACTGTTAGAACGTGCCAACGCTTCTGGTGCATATTGGATAGCACCTTCACCACTCCAGAACTGTTTACGAACAGAATCCTCTACGTCCTGATAGGTGGGTTTGTGGTGAAACACACGGGTGTGATTCGCCATACGCAACGCATCCCTTTCAGGATCAATACGCCATTTCCCGTCCTCACCCTGTTGCCAGAGATTGTCCTTTGCTACAGCTGCTAGTTCATCATCGCTAACGAACTGACGCATACCTGCGCTTCGCCGGACATTTCCAGCGACAACAGCAAGTGATGATTCGTCAAGCAGTAGACAGCATTCGACAGAGGTAAGTTTACGCCCGTATGCTTTTTGGAGAATCTCTCCTGCACGGCGGTAAAAATGGGCGAGTTTTACGGGGTTTGCTACACCACCGAATCCGAGGATTGGGGTATCAGCAGGGCGAACATGTGAAAGGTCGATGATTACATTGTCAACGTCCTCTCTACCTGTTGCGAGTCGGAGAAGAAGAAGGAAAGCGTTAACCCAACCTTCCCGTGAATCGCCAACAAGAATTGTCGCGCATTTCTCCTCGTTAATGTGCAGCCCTGTGTTCTCATTTCGCGCACCTTTGAATGTGCCAATGTTTTCGAGAACTTCAAAGTCAAAGCGGCTGGTGACTTCTGGGAGTTGGTTATAGCAGCGCGGTTCGATGATAGCTCCAGTGCCAGAACCCATCATCAACAGTGCCATCTGCAACGAAAACGATTCAAGATCGTTCAGATCAGTAGATGTGCAGTTGTAAGCACCTGAGAAATTCTGAGGTTGCTGAATCCACTGCGTACCCCCAACCCACAGCCAGCGGCCAGAAGGCAGGGAATGCAGTTGCTCCATCTGTTGCTGCACGAGCACAGACTCTTCTGTTGTGAGCTTGCCAACAGTATTCAAGCCATCAATACAACGGCTTACAACATCACCCCAATGCTCTTTGCCGTCACCTTTACGACGGCTATAGGTGCGATAAAAAACAGGGTTAGCCGAGGGTGCGCTTTCAGGAAAATTGCTCTTACTCATTGATAAATGCTGCTTCAGTAATAGTCGGAAGTTGTTGATACATAATATTTTTAATTTTATTGGCGATCTCTCTGTGTTCTGCTTGGGTCGATGGATCAGTGCGTAGCTCTACATAATGAATCCACGACCTAATAGTTCCGTGCATATAAAGACGCGTGGAAGATGCCATAGGCAGCACATTCCTTGCACACTCTTTTGCAACTCCGGCTTCCAGCATATAGTTATACAAGTCATGACAATGAGCAAATAGCACTTGTGTCTTGACTTCTAAATCTTGCGTGAAAAACTCTCCAAGATCATCAATGGAGTTTTGCCGGTTCTTGTTGTCTTGCCGACGATAATGTGGAAGCTTGGGAAGGCTCTCCACAGCAGCATATCTCTGGGAAAATTCCTGAAATGAAAACGACCTGTGACGCAACAGTTGTGGACTGATAGCACGAGTCGTAGTTATTTCGACACACATAGAAGCCATCTCGAATGGACTCCAATGCTTATGTCTAATCAGATATTTGAGCAGCCTGTTACCACTCAGCTTCTGTGCTTGATTCGACGGGTTAGACACCCGTGCCATTTCGACAATAAGTTCCTCTGCATTAGGCGTGCAGTGGACTAGCGAAACTTCACTCATGCTAGGTCAACTAATGATGGTGGCTGGTAGTTCTTACTTTTTTGGATCTTGCCTTGTTTGTCTTTGACAGGCTTACCGTCTTCGAGTTTGCTCATGTTGCTGTCATGAACACGATCCAGCGCCGTATCTAAGTCCCAACCAATGGCAGCGGCTAGCTGGTAACAGACGTATGTGACATCTGCTAACTCTTTCAAACAATCGGCTCGGATACGTTGGTTGTCTGCATTGAAGGCCATCAACCGTGTGGCCTCCATCAATTCTTCAACCTCTTCAGCGATCAAACGGGTCTGCAAAGAGAGGGTCTTTTGGGTCATATTCCCACACGGCTGCATCATACATTTCCTGAACTCGATCGCTTGTTGTGCGTGGCTTTGCATCCGTCTTGATAGAAATAAGTTTGTTGAGATAAGTCCTTGCTTTAAGTAGATCGTCTAGCTCGGACTCACCAGGCTTTGTCCCAGCCCGAACGATGTACTTGAGAATATTGCCTTTGAAATAACAAAGGTCGTTTTGGTGAATGTAATCCCAAACCTCAATGCCAGAGGTTTTGTAGTGCAGGGGATCCTGTTTGTTCATCGGAAGCGTTGTCTGAAAAAGAACCATTTGAAGCGCAGTTTCCAAAAGAACATGACTGTTCTGATCCACTGCAATTTAAGTTGGAGGTAAAGATAATCTGTAAGCTGCCTATCTACAATTGCGATAGCAAAGATAATTACACAGAGGTAAAAGCTAAAGTTATTCATCAGGTGTAAAGAGTATGGGTTTACGGTTTTTAGCGTCCCAACTGTCAGTACCCAGAATGGTTGCCAAACGAATATTGGTGATCGCGTCTTGCTCTGTTAGACCAGCCTCGATGTAGGTATCTCTGACGACTCTGTAGTAGTTGCCGTCTTTGACCTTTTTAAGAATGGCCGCAGCTTTCTTTGGCCCTACGCCAGCCACGCCTTTGTAGCCGTCAGTGGCGTCCCCGGTAAGAGCTTGCATCCACCGTTTGATGGTGGCATCCTCGCTGCTTTGCGTGAACTCTTCAGTGCCATTCCAGATACGACAGGGGAACTGTTGTAAGTCCTTGTCTGGGCT